CTGTAGATGCCGGAGATGTATATAGTCTCACTGGGTTGTTATATGCTGATCAATGGGTTATATTGAACAGAAAATGTGCCCAGCTGATGATTGATCTCAAGGAAAGCAAAGAGGGAAAAACTTGGAGAAAGAAAACCCGAAGAAATATGTTTCTGACTGCGGAGGGGGATCCCGCATGTAATTATAAAGAAGCAAGTCCAACAAATGAATGTGGTTATGTTGAAGCACTCTGTCCCGACGAGATATACCCAGTAAATTGGCTGATTCACAAACTCGGTCGCAGATCGAGCAAGGGTTTCAAAAAAGAGATTAGAGATATTCCAGCTACATATACATACTGGGATCCACAAAGCGATGAGCCCCATCCCGAAAAATTTACTTATACGAAGATGAAAAGATACAAACGAAAAATTTGTAAGAGTAAAGCTATCTTTGGTAGAAAATTTTATCTAAAAGCGGCGAGAAAATTGGCTCTGACTTGTGGAAAATGAAGACTAAATTGAAATATTAAATGGGCTTTTTTAATTGTGAGATGTGGATGTGTGGAACAAAAATTAAAAAAGAAGTATGTTGTATTTGTCTCGAAAAGCGTGAAATAACCTTATCTTGTTACTTTTGTCTTGAAGGGAATTTGTGCTCTAATTGCGCAGTAAAATTGTGTGAAGAAGGATCAGCTGACAGGTGCCCAATTTGTAGGCAACTAAAATGGAAAAAAAGTATAATAAAAAACACAAAAATAGTACCGATAAATGTTCTGGCAGACGAAGAGATGATAGATTTAGCAGGCGCACCAATGGAACATGTACCTGATTACATACGAACACCGACGTGTAATGATTGGTGTATATTCTTTCATGATGCGTGGAAAGTATTTTTGACTATCCTTGGATTTTGGGCTTTCATGTATCTGATGGGTGTGTTGACAATTGTAATATTCGTGAGCGAAACAACATTTGAATCTACTACGCCTTATATATGGATTCTCGCGTTATTTATTGGAATTTTTGAATATATTCTAATGTGGTTTTGTTGTTGTAAAAATAGTAGATGTTTGATAGATGAGTAAATTGATTTTCTAAACCATTTTTACATAATTAAAAATGCCTAGGAAATTTAAAACAAATCAAAAGAAGAAGGAGGTTGTAAAAACTAGCTCTGTCAATTCAAGATATATCGATAAAATGAGGAGGGAAGGAACCCCTGTCGGTAGTAATGAATGGACGAAGCGACGAGCGATTGAAATCACCATTGAGCGCGCCAAAGATGCCGAAGCACAAAGGAAAAGACAAGAGACAAAGAATAAACCCCGGGGGAAGAAACCCTCAAATTGGTAAAGATATATTTATTAATGAGATATCTCATTAATAAATTTAACACTTGTTATATGTCACAGTTAAGATACCATAACTAGTCATTTCCTTGTATTTATTCAAAGTAAACCGATTACTGAATTGTCTTTCCATAAAACTCTTTTTAAAATCATGTAACGATTCTTCAGCATCTTCGAATGCTCTTAATGCTTCCTCGTTGTTAAAGGAAAGCACTAATGTATTATCTTCCATAGTAGCTTTGATAAGACGATATCTATCTTGATAATAATATATAGACTGACAATTTTCAAATCTTTCTTGTAACGCGAATGAGTAAACACAATGCTTAAATCTCCCAAGACTTTGTTTCTCACTTTCATGAATAGGTTCTGACAACCAGTATCGATCTTTATCCCTACCGTAAATGTAGAACAAGGAATTTCCCATTTTATATATGCAAAATGATTTACACAGGAATTTATGTAACATAAAAATGGAAATATCTCTTAAGAATTTTAGATGTTGGAAAGATAAAAACGTTCAATTATCCCCAGAAGGTATAACTCTATTATCAGGTCCTTCCGGTGTCGGTAAAAGCTCCATTTTAGAGGCCGTATTATTTGCCATTACCGGAAAAGGAAGAAATATAATAACTCAGGGTAAGAGTTCGTGTATTGTAAAGGTGGTGTTGAATAACGGGGTGACAATAATTAGGAAGAAACGACCGAATACATTAGTAGTAAAAATTCCTGGTGGTACTACTTATGACGACGATGCGGCCCAGGGATATTTAAATGAAAAATTCACTGAAAATTTTGAGACGTTAGGTTATTTGGGTCAAAATGGCAAAAACACATCTTTTGTGTTAAAAGGGCCAGCCGATAAACTAGCATTTGTTGAACAATTGGCATTTCAAAATGTTGATATTGTGGAATTGAAAAACAAGGCATATGAACTTTTCAAAGAAGAAGAAAATAATTTTAAATCAGCGACAGCTAAAGTAGAAGTTCTGGATCAACAGGTAGAAGATTTCGAAGACCTGGAAGTCGCTAAATTTCCTATTAAGACGCGAAACGAAAAAGAAGCAGAACACAAAATAAAGAAAAATCTAGAAAAAGGTGTGCAGGATCTAAGCAAAGTCGAGAAAAAATTGACGAGCTGTCAATCTTTGCAAAAGAAACGGGAAATCATTGCCGGAAAAATTGATGTGTTGCAACCAAGAGTTGACGAGTTGATAGAAAAAGAGTTAGATCTTCAAGGTGCAATATCAGATATACCAGAAGGTGTTGAGGAGCAATTTCAACAGGTTAAGAAAAAATTAAAAACGGTGCGACGACAACGAGCATTGAAAGAACTTGAAAAGAATATAAAAGTCAACTCTGAAGAATTAACTCGATTGCAAGAAATGGAAATGCAAGAATACAGAGATACATTAGAAGGAATAGATTTGTGGCCAGACAGAAACAAAAAAGAGACAATACTACATATCAAATCTCTAAAGCAAACTGTTTCAGAGTTACGAGAGAGTATTAAACTCCATTCTAAACTGTCTAAAATAAATCATGACCCAGATATTGTTGCGGATTTGGAAAGTAAACAAGATACCATGCAACAAAAATTAGACGCGTCAAAAGACAAATATCGTAAAGCTAAACTAGCAGAAGAAGTGTTAGTATGCCCAGAGTGTAATAGCAAGCTGAAACTCAAAGACGACGAATTAGTTAAATCTGCTCATAATTGTGCCGCCGATTTAAACAAAAATGATTGTTTGAAAGACGTTAAAAAACTTACCAAAAATTTAAAAACGATTCAATCAGAACTGGAATCCGCGAGGATGGTTCAAAACGACTGGGAAAGATTGAACACGGAAATTAAATCTCTCCCTAAACCTTCTAAAACTAAATTATCGACACTGGAAAAAGAAATCGAGTCGTGTCGAGAGTATTTGTCTACTAATAAGGAAAAACAATCAACGCATGAAAAGATTACCGATAAAATTCAAAACAAAATCTTCTCCAAGACGGTCAGAGAATTGGAAAATAGTTTAAACAAAGACAAGAAACGTCAAAAAACACTATCAGAGGGTTTAGAGACAATTGAGGAAACTGAGAGTGAATTATTGGAAAGTCGGGAAGTTCTTCAAAAACATGTATTTGCATTGGAAACCGCAGAGCGAGACTTAGGTGAATGTCAAGAATCGTTGGAGGAATCAAGCGATAAGCTCTCTGAATTGGAGAAAAAGCTTCCAAGCAAGACGTTGGAAGAAATTAAAGACTCTATAGATAAGACAGAAGTACAGAAAACTAAGATTTCTGCTAAAATCAAAAAATACGAAACTATGATTCAACAAATACAGATGTTCAAGATTGCAAAAATTGAACATCAAAGACGACGAAAAGTTCGAGAAGATTTAGATGAATATCAAAAAATGGAGAAAGACGGTCGAAAAAAGACGTCAGGTGTATCTATCTTACGAACCAAAATCAAAGAAGCTGAGAGTATTTGTCTACACACATTCGTGCAAAGTATTCAAAACGAAGTGCAAATGTATCTCGATGAATTTTTCACCAAAGATCCATTAGTTCTCAGAATTAATACTATGAAAAAAGCCAAATCCAAAAAGACAAGTAAACCGGAAATAAATATCATGATAGATTTCAAAGGTCGAGAATGTGATCATACGAGTTTGAGTGGTGGAGAATTGCAGCGTTTAGTATTAGCATTTACTCTGGCATTCACAGAACGTTTCAATCTTCCATTTCTTCTTCTCGACGAGTGTACCTCTAATTTAGACGCTGAGCTCACATCAGAAGTTGTCAGTGTAATGAAGAAATACCAACATAGTCGTCCTGTTCTTTTGGTGGCTCATCAGGTAGTTTCGGGGATGTTTGACAAAGTAGTCAATATTACGTAAGTGTCTTTTTAATGAATTTAGCATTCCAGGCGATTCCGTCAGACAAAATCACTGTTATTCCAAACAATAACGTACCTAATACTTTGTACCATTTTGAATCTTTTTCTTCTACAGCACCAGCTAGTAGAAGAATAGCGCATATTGCTGTAATAACCAATGATATACTACAACCTATAGCCGCCGGTTTGGAACCTTTCAACCCGGCTCTTGCTAAAAATGCCCAACTCGCAGCTGCCAAAAAGAACACGATTAAAACTATATTAAATACTATTGGATCTCCCAAAACACCTCCTTGGGGGCCCGATCCAAATAACCACCCATTTGGTGTAGCGAAAGCCATTAAGAATCCCACCACAGCGAGTAATTGAAATATGAAAAACACGATAACTGTAGATTTAGATTGGCCAAGCCAATATTCACTATCCAAATAGCCTTTTTTAGATCCTTTGAATACTAAATAGTAAGAAAGTAAAACAAGAATTCCACCTATTATCGTAATTACAAGTGAAGAAGTATTCATTTATTAAAAATGAATTTTAAATTTGCAAGATTAATGAAAAATGTATCGTCAAGCACTCATTATTATTTTTCTTGCTTACTCAGTAAGCGCGAATAATCTTCGAACTCTCAATGAAGTAAAAACCGACCAATTCTACCCATACGTGGAAGATGTGACTACTGGAACTCGTACCTGTCCTGGTAGTTGCATGGAATTGGTGAATAATAATACGAAGTGTATACTCAAAAAGTGTTACTCTTGGAATAAAGAATTAAATGAATGCGAAGAAGTTGGGCCTAAATTCGTACCAGCTTTAGTATTGCAAGCAATACCGGTGACGGGTGTTTTTGGAGCGGGTTTCGGAAACATGGGTCGGTGGGACATCTTTAGTATTTATATGGGGGTTGTTTTTGGACCTTTTGCTGTACTCATTTTGGCTTGTTGTTGTGCTATGTTTGGAGCTTGTGCACAAAATGAAGATCGTGCAGATTGTGCCAAATGTATGGGAAGTTGTTGTACTTGTTTATGGTCAATTGCTATAGTCTCATTGTGGATATGGGGTATAGTAGTTATAGCCAACAAGGAAGTAACAGGACCTCCTCAAATATGGTATA